TCATATGAACCTTGAGAACTACTTTAATCTCAACTTTTCTTTGATGCAGTTCCATAAATATTCATTAACAGAAATAGAAAATTTGATGCCTTGGGAAAGAGACATCTATGTTGCAATGTTAATGAACCATCTTGAAGAGGAAAAACTAAAGCAGCAGCAAGCGAATGCCTTCCGATGAAACTAAGAAAAATCCATTAAATCTCAGGAGAAAGTTTATTTCTGCTGAGAGTTTTTCATTGGGAAAAAACAAGATTGGAACTATTTTAAATGGCATTGACATTGTTGATAGACGTTCTTTAAATAACTCAAGAAAGATAACCTCTCTTAAAAATATTTTTAAGAGTAAAGACAGTAACCTTTCTGAGAACTTAAAATCTATTGATCCAGGAAGAGTTGATCTTCTTAAAAATCTTGACAATCTTATTGAGACAGTAAGATCAGACCAAAAACTTAAGGATGCAGAAGAAAAATATAACAGGAAGAAAAAAGAAAAAGATACTAGGGCAAAAGAAGAGAGTAGATTAGAGACAAGATTTAAAAAGTTAAGTAAGACAGCTCAAAAAATTGTAGCACCCGTAAAGGGAGTGCTTGATAGAATAATAAAGTTCTTTATTACCTTAGTCACTGGTAAGTTTCTAGTCAAGTTGGTAACTTGGCTTTCTGATCCAAATAATCAAAAGAAAGTAAGTTCAATCATTAGATTCCTTGGTGATTTTGGACCTAAACTTTTGGGTCTTTACATTTTATTTGGTACAAGGTTTGGTAAAGCAATAAGAAAACTATCCAGTGTCATCATCAGAGGTGGCATGAGATTGGGTGCTGCCACTTTGTTACTGCTTCGCAAGATGGGATTCAAGCGAGCAGGTGGTATGGCAAGGTCTCTTCTAGGTAGAAGAGGTAGTCGTATCGCCACTGGATTGCAGATCGGTGCAGCAGCTGCAGGATTATTTGGTATCAGTAGTCTTTTTGGTGGTGGTTTTGATGATGGAGATGATGCTCCAGACTCCTCCGAAGTTGATTCACAAATATTAGATCAAAATCAAGCATTAAGGGAGGCAAGTCTTGATTCTCCGGTGAGCACGCTTGGTTTGATAGCGTTAGAGGAGATTCCTTTTGCAGGAGGATTATTAGCACAGCAAGCCGAAGGGAATATACTTGAAGGTAAAAATCCATTTGCATTCTTTGGTGGAGGAAAAGTAGAAGGACCAAGTGGGATTGATAAAGTTCCAGCGATGCTCACAGAGGGTGAGTTTGTCATGTCGCGTGGAGCAGTTCAAAAAATAGGTGTTGATAATCTGATGAGAATGAATGCCTCTGGTGGGGGCACAAACGTTCCAAGGATTGTTAAAAATACAATGTATGCACAGGGTGGTGGTCCCGTTGGAGATCCCATGATCCCTGACCCAACTGCTTTGACGGTGCTTAGAGCATCTGGTATGGCATCCAGACAGGGGTTGCAGGGCACCCGTGGTATGGGTGGACGCGGACTTGGAGGCACGCTTGAACTTGGATATCATGGAACATCACAATCTGCAGGTAGAAGCATTCGTCAGGGAGGATTCCTTCCAGGATCTAGAAGAAATACATTTGGAACAAGGAATGTTTTCGCTGCTCCAACTTCAAACATCAACGCTATTCCGAGTGCTGCTCAAGCTTTTTCAAAGAAAGGTGGAACAGCAGGAAGAGGTGCGATTGAAAGATTCATGGATACTTTCAAATCATCAAAAGTAGGTGATGTTGGAGACCTAATACCTCTTGCTATGTCCCAGGGATCTGGTCCTGGAACAAGATTACCATTTAATGCTTTTGGATTATCTGAGATGAGCACGTCTGCGGATAAAGCATCTAAAGGTGCAAGGCTTGTTCAAAATGCAATGACTAAGTATACGAGAAGTAGAAAGGCACAGCAACTACTAAACATGGGAAGAACAACTGCTAAGATGGGACCTATTGCAAAGGTTGGCAGAGCGTTGGGTAGATTCATTCCTGGTCTTAATATTGGATTAGGAGCAGCTGAGACTGCGATTAGAGCATCTGAGGGTGATGAACTTGGAGCGACACTTGCGGCGGCGAGTATGGTTCCTGGTCCTACAGGAATGGCAGCGGCTGCGGGACTGATAATCCATGATGTAAATAAAGCTTTCCCAACCTCTAGCATACGAGGTAGATCTGGTGCCAAAATGGCTAAACAAAACCCATCTGTAGCAATACCTGGACCACCATCAAGATCACAACCTCAAATTATAATGGTAGATGATCCAGAATCTCAGGTATTAGATTTAGGTGAGT